AATTTTATGTTGAAGCAAGGTGATGAATTTGAAGATATTGAAGCGGAACCCCTCCTAATCCGCCTTTCCAGATAAAGCCTTTGTCTTGCGCCCAACCAACGTAGGACAAGGGCTTTTCTTTTTTTGCGGTATGCTCCGCCTTCAGCACCTCCTTCGCTTCGCTCTCCGCACCTTTGGCTTTTGCAATCTCTCAGGCGTGAGAGTCAATAGCGTAAGGTAGCCAATCCCGATTTTCAAAGGAGTAAGGCGTGGCGCACCGCCTTTCCTGCACTTTGTGCATTTTTCCTATGCTGTTATCTTGGTAGCTTGTTCCACCGTCCCATGCAATGTCTGTGGACGAATCGGCTTTTATTTCGCAGCCAAAATGACAAGTATTCATATTTGCCTTTTCTCATCCGTTCCACACTCTCGTTAGTGAATGAACTCCGATACTGCTGATGTTCATTTTTGTAGCCACAAGCACATCCACCTTTCTGCTTGCCTTAAAGATAGGTATCTGTCTGCCACGATTTCAACATGAAAGAAGTAGCCATCCCATCCTATGATGACAACAGAGATTGCACAATTCAAATCACCAGTCTTCTTCTTTTATTATTCCGGAGTAATATTCTGAAGTGGTGTTCTTTGTACCAAATCATTTTATTTGTTCGACGTGAAGCACTTACCAAATGTAATGCTTTCTGATTTTTCCTTTGCAAAGTTAGCGCAAGCGGCATTCTGAAAGGGTCGCGCTCCACGCTTATCCTAAGATTTTTTCAAAAGTTTTTGGGGCAGGTTTGCCTCATTCCAAAATCTTTCAAGCCCTGAAGGATGAAATAATCTTGGCTATCCCTTGCATTTACATGCCTTCACCTTGCTGCTCCTTGTATGCACGTAAAAATTACAAAAGCACTTCGGTGCTTCACTTTTAAGTCGAACAAATAAAATTATAAAGATTATGGTACACACCACTTTTAATTCAGAATATCACTTCGGTAAAAGAAGTTCAAGACAGGTTGAATTGTCAAGCAATCTCTATCAGGTTGTCATCAATGGAGAGGATGGCGAGTATATCGAATATGAAATCGAGGCGGACAGCCATTCAGAGGCAAGCGCCAAGGCGGAAGCACTCGCAGCAGACAGCTTTGTAGACATCAGCTATATCGAAGTCTATCTCATTCACTAATCAGATTGTTTCACTCTTAAAATAAGAAAGTTATGAATACTTCAAATGTCATTTTAGCAGCTAAAGCCAATTCCGGCAAGTCCACAAACAATGTATGGGTCGTTTACACAAGCGATAACAGCTCAGATAAGATGTATTGCACAAGTGCATACAAGGCTATGCGCCTCGCCTTCCTCCTCAAAAAGAGGTTGGGATTGAACATCTCTGATAATTGCCTCGCACGCCTCTCGCAAGAGATTGCAAAAGCCAAGGGAGCCACAGCTCCCACGGCGCAGGAGGTGCAGAAGTCGGAGCCAGCTCCAGTAGAGGAAAAGCCTAAGAAGAAAAGAGGGCGCAAGCCAAAGGCTGAAAAGGCTGCTTAGGCAGTCTTCCACTTCCGCCCGGCTCGAAGGAGTCGGGCTTTCTTCTGTCGCTGCTGCAAGATCGTAACAAGTCCGCACTTGCCTACATTCCATACTAAAGCCCTTTGTCCTTCGAGCCGTGCAGAGCAACGCTGCGGTTGGGTCTTTTCTTATACAGGCAAAGCCTGTTATCTTTGAAAACAAAAAGGTCATGCTGAAAATCAATTATAATCCTTCTCTCTACGTCTTCACTTGCAACATCCCATCGGAGATTGAAATATCTTCTGATGCTGCTTCGGTATATGTCACTATCGCATGTGGTCCTGACACTATCTTTGAAACTACGCTTTACCCTTACAACAACATCGCCATGCTCTATGATGCTCGCTCCATCATCGAGGGGCACATGCTGGATAAGCAGCGTGTCTTCGCTAACTTTGTCATCACGGCGGACACAAAGACCGAGGAGACGACCACACCGGAGCGCCATTTCATTTACTCTCGTCTGAGCCTCGCTACAAATGCCATGGGCTTCGTACAGCTGTTCTTCCTTACCACACGTTCAATGTTCACCATTCCACGCAATTCGTTTCAGGTGCTTTGGTCGTTCTACTTGCCAAACACCTCGCTGCAGGGCTACACCGAGTGCCTGGCTCTCTTCGAGGGTGAATCCACTCCGCGCATGGTGCGCATCGAGGATGATAAGGTGGACACCAAGAACACCACCTTGATACGTGACATTATAAGTCCTATTGCTATAGAAACCCGTATCGGCAGCAAGTGCCGACTGCTTCAGTTCACCGTTCATCGTGGCTTTCTTGCCAAGACGTTCTATGTCACTGACCGCACGCCGAACCTCACGCTGCTCGTGCGCAATGAGTTCAACTGCGATGAATACATACACCTCACTTGCGTCACCAAGAGCAAGCTCGTCCTCGACCGTTCCACTGCCACCTCGCTCGGTGTCACCACCTTCTATGATGACAAGTCAGCCTACGAGTATGACGTGGAATCCTCGATGCTTACCTTCGAGGAAGCCAAGCACTTCTCCCAGCTCCTCCTTTCTCGCTATGTCAACATCGTGGAGAAAGGTGGTGCCCTGGCACCTATCACCATCACTGATATAAACAGTGAAATCTCCGATGCCGATAACGCCACGAACAGCATCAAGTTCAAGTACAAGTACAGCAGCCATCATTTCCCATTCACCATCAACTACGGCAACAACATCTTCGATGATCCTTTCTACCGCACCTTCGATTAACGCCCATCACTATGCAATCCATTCACATCTCCACCCTCCGCAAAATCCTCGACTCTCCCGAACCCATCGACATCCGTCTATGGACTCGCAGCGGTGAAATCCAGTCCTGGCACCGCTGCATCTCCCTCAAATATGACTTCTACAAAGGCACAAGACGAATGAAGCTGCTGGACTCTAACGAAATCCGGCAGCTTCGTGATGTGTGTATTTTTGAGGTGAATGGGATGGAGGTGTATATGTAAGTTTTTTACCTATTACATAACAACATTAGCTGATTTTTATTACTTTTGCAGCGTAATACCAAAATCAGTCAAGTATGAAAAAACTTCTATTTACCTTGTGTTGCATGATTTTTGCAATAGCATCATTCGCACAATCCAATGTCCATATCAAATTTATGGGTATTCCTGTTACAGGTACAATCGCACAATTTCAAGCGAAACTGGTTGCGAAAGGTTGTACTTATAACAAAGTTGCCAGTGCATCTATTTCTAATGGAACAAGAGCATTCAAGGGCACTTTTGTTGGAAATAAAGTAGACATCTATGTTTACTATGATACCAACACAAAGATCGTCTATAGGACAAAAGCTGTGGTCAGCGGTGTTTCCGAAGATATAGCAGAGCAAGAGTATTCTAAAGTCAAAAATCTGCTGTCTCAAAAATATGGTTCTGACTCTGAAGATATGTACGTCGGAACAAAGGACGGAAAGGAATCTGTTTCATTCATTTCTGCAAATGATGAAGGAGAAATAAATGGTTCAATCGACCTTTTCATAACACAGGATGAAGAATCTTGGATCCGTGCTCCATATAACTACAATTTACACATAGATTATAATGACCGTATAAATACAAACAAACATGACAACCAACAACTTGATGAAATATAAGAAACACCTATCTGCAGTAATGACATTCAATTACTGGATATTCTTCTTGATTTCAGCTTTACTGACCGGCTGCTCTTCATCTAATGACGATAATGAAGAACAGGTTAAGAATAATCTTACAATTGATATTTCCGACATTAAAGGAACTTGGTATGTAACAAAATCCACCTCACAAAATTGGGATGGAATTGTTTTGGTGTTGAATGATAGGCAAAGCTGTAGTTGGACGCATCGGGATGGAGAATATGTCGGCCCATATTATTTTTTGGAAAATGTTAATGACAAGACACTGAAAGAACAATGTGGACTTTTGGGTATTGAGCCCACATCTGCCAATCGAATTCATATCGGGAAAATAAACATTTCGAAATTCGCTACAGAAGAATCGAACTATCAAGAGGTATATCGCTCACAATTAAATATTACTTGCGATTTACGTCCTTATCTTCCATCTAAGAACAGTCAGGTCTTTATTGATAATAAAGTAGACCATGACGCATGGTATTTTTGGGTAGATAGTGACTTTAGTTATAAATTTGAGATTACCGCATATACGAATAATTCGATGAAGCTAAAATTGGTAGAAAGTGATTTTCGCTTTGCTGACTATGAAGAGAAATATCCATTGAGAACGTCTGTTGGTACAGAGTTAACCTTGGAAAGATCTATACGCGAATGATGAAAAGATGCTGTGTCATTATATTAAAATATATGTGACGCATTTGCAAAAATACGTAAAAACATCCTTAGTACAAAACTTTGTTGGTCATTTAACAATAAATAATATGAAGAAAATCTTAATTTCACTCTTATTTGTGTTGGTTTCGGCTGTTAGCGCCAACGCTCAGTTGCTTTATCGCGTGTCGGGTGCCGACCTTAAAAAGCCGTCGTACGTCTTCGGTACCTTCCACTTTGCCAACTCGCCTTTTGTCGACCAGGTTGCCGGTGTGCGCCAGGCGCTCGACGCTACCGACCAGGTGTATGGCGAATTGAATTTTGATGTTATGCTAAACCCGGACAGTATGCAGGTTATGCAGAAGCACATGCTCCTGCCGGAAGGCAAGACCTTGAAGACGGTGCTAACCCCCGAGCAGTACAAAAAGCTTGATGCGGTGCTGGTAGACTATATGGGTGTAGGTCTAAGCAACCCTATGGTGGCTCAGCAGATGGGCAAGATGTCGCCCGCCACGCTGCTCACACAGCTTATGGTGTTGCAGTATCTCAAGGCTCACATGGGCGAGTTCGACCCTACAAACCTTATCGACCAGTACTTCCAAAAGCAGGCCAAGCAGAACAACGAACCTGTAGGCGGACTTGAGACGTTGTCGTTCCAGGCAAGTCTGTTGTACGGCGCGCCGCTCAAAAGACAGATCCAGCAGCTCGACTGCTTCCTTAACAACCTCGACTATTATGCCCAGCTTTCCGAGCGCATGGCCAAGGCTTACTACGCACAGGACGTCAAGGCTCTGCTTGACCTTATGAACGAGAAGTTCAACACAACGTGCGACTACACTCCTGAAGAGATGGCACAGCTGCTCGACAACCGCAACCTCGACTGGGCAAGTCGTATGCCTGCCATCATGAAGGCTGCCCCAACCTTGTTTGTTGTGGGTGCCGGACACCTGCTTGGCAGTAAGGGCGTGCTTAAATTGCTGCAGGAAAAAGGATACACGGTTGAGGCTGTTAAGCCTTAACTGTATACAGAGACTACTATTTCGGGCTCTCCGATAGCTGGAGAGATATAAACTGTTTATCGGGGAGGTTTATGTGAGTATATGGCAGGGCTTTGACAAAAACCGATAAAACCCCGTATATATTTTCCGAGTGGCACGATGTGCCACTCGTAAAATATATACGGCAATAAACATAAAAAACATTTGGTAGAGCGTTACTTGCGTGAGGGTGTGTCAAAACTCAAACAATGCGGGCTGAAAGCCCAAATTGCTCCTTCGGGGCGTACCACTTGCGACTTTTGACACACCCTCTTTTTACTCATAATACTCTGAATAATCTATCATCTTTTCAGCTTTAAATGGAACTACTGCAGTTTTTATATGTATCTCTTTTGCCATGTCTACCAACATCTTTGTATATGTACTTCTGCCATCCCAAAAAGCTATGACCGCATTTGCTTTTTCAATCATTTTTGCAGAACAGATTCTATGTGCATCTTTACCATAGATATGCCAATCAGCTTCGAATTGTTCCGATACAATACCATTTTCAACACAATACCGTGTTATCATTTCTTTTGTATTGTTTGAGGTGCCAGACAAGATTACGACATTGTTGGTTTTCATTTTTCCAGAAAGATAATAATCGCATTTTTCTTTGAGCAATTCATAATTACGGAAGGAACTGCTACCTGCAACAATAACATAAAAATCGTCACCTCTATTTATAGGAGGATTCTTGACTTCTACAAAATCAAGCTTGTCCAACATATAAAGGTTATCATTAATATGGAAACTGCTGCATTTTTCTGCTTCTGCCATTTGGGGAAATTTGGGCTTCCCATATTTTTTACTCAATCGGCAAATTGGATGCTCTTCATACATAGTAGCGTAGTAAAATTTGCATATTAGGCAACGTCTAACATTGTAGTGCTTATACATCCATATTAAGAGGGAATGAAAGAGGGAATGATAATCATTTTGAAACTGATAATTTCCTAATAAATTCAATTCACACAATGAGTCTTTCCTCACTTTATTATGGGCAATTCTGCAATTTACAAATGTTATATATCCATTCTGTTGGTTTTCAAATTTACCAAATACATAGCGGGCAATTCCTATTTCCACCGGTTCTTTTAAAGTACGTTTAAAGGCTATAAACTCCAATGGACCGCTTACTTCTTTTTCGCCATAACGCCATTCATGAGTTTCCTCCCAAACTTCCATATTTAAAAGAGCGTTTATGTCTTCTTCATTCTTGATCTTAATTTCTATTATTTTTAGGCCAGAGTTTCTTTTTTCTTCCTCGCAAGCATGGGTAACACAAACTTCTATCAGAACAGGAACTAAGTTCGTTGATTTGCCATTTGTCAAAAGTAAATCTGCAATAAACCCATTTATCTCTGCTTCTTCTGTGCAAGTGTCATAATATTGCTTCAAATCATATTTACATACTTGATTCTTATCTTCGCACTTGTCATTTCTTAATTGGCAGTTAGTGTTTTGGCATGTACGTGTAATTGGGTATGAAATTTCAAACTTCTCGGAGTTTTCAAATTTCTCTTTTATTAGTTTCTTGGCTAATTTATGTAGATAGGTTTCCCCAGAACAGACTATCAGCTCCTTATGATAAAAATGTGGTCTTCGATATTTACTTCCGATCGCACGAGGTAGTAAAGGATTACCGCAACCTATACAAATATATTGATGCTGGTTGCGGTTTTCCTTAGTGATATCTTTGATAGAAACCAAATTTTTGCTTTCATCATAGGCATATTGATACTTGATTTCAGCCATAGGCAAATTCTTTAAAGCTACAAATTATATATCACGCTCTCTGGGAAAAGTAAGGGCATTCCTTTCTTCTTGATCTTGAAAGAATATGTATCACCATGTCCACTTGGACGACATAGCAGTAAGTCTACCGTTATGATATTCTGCTCAATAAGCACATCAAACTGTCCGACATTAGGATTCTTTGTGTGCTCAATCTGCTTGTACCTAAAGTATTCCTTGCCGTCATGTTTTTCGTTTTCCACTTCAATCCAAAACGTTTCGTGATGCTTCGTTAGTAGCCTTTGATGCAGCTGCATCAAACGCCATGCTGCAACATCCTCCACTCTTTTTATCCTTGCCTGAAGTTCAAGTAGCTCATCATTCTGATTTACATTCAAGAAAAGGAATTGGCTATTTGGAGGAGTACACTGTACTGTATTTTGGTAGGTTTTCTTACCATCCTCCGTATAGTAACCATATTTCTCTACAATTTGCTTGCCTGACTTCAATTCACTTATATCCCAGTTTGGTGTTTGAGTAAACAAAACATTCTTTTTACTTCTGCGTTTGTCACGATGACTTTTCAACTCAATTCCCTTATAGTCGGGAGTCTTGTCACTATTCATGCTGATGCCAAGAAACGACTCTATTGTACGCCCTATACCTGTATCAGCAGCCACCTCAGATTCAAACCATTGGTCTTTGACTGAGCGGAAACGTCCAAGCAATTCTTCTGAAACCATATTGCCCTCTATGTATATAGCCTTGATGATTTCTTGAAGTGGAGTAATGATTGGGGAATTATAGCATTTCTCAATATCTACTTTTGTTATGTTTACTGAACATAACGCTTCTTCAAACTTGAACAGAACATGAATTTCACTACCATCCGTGTATGAGCCAAGTCCATATATCCACATTCGAGGGTCGCCCTTCTTTGTGTTGGGGCGATAGAATGTCACTTTGGTTTCTTTCTTTTCTGTATCTGTAAGAATTATTGCTCGATGTGTTGCTTTGTGTTCCTGTCCTTGCTCTTGTTCCCCATAGTTGTGTATTCCATTTTCCAAGAAATATGCACGCATAGGAACAGTGGAGTCCAGAATGCTCTTTTTCAGACCCGTAGCTGTTACCTCCACTTGGGTAAACTTTACATTGTGGTTCACCAAGAATTTCAAGTTCTTTTGTTCAAACTCATTGAACGGACGCATATTTACCATATCTTGCTATTTTATATGATTCAAAACTGTATTTGCTATCGCTCTTGCCATCAATGGCGGTACGGCATTTCCAACAAGAGTGTATTGTGGTATTTCTTTCTGCCTGTTGTTGCCACCTGTCTGTCGTTTGCCTTGGAAGACAAATGAGTCATCGAAACTTTGCAGACGAGCCATTTCACGAACCGTCATGGGTCGATAGGCTGAGTAATGTATGAAATCATCTGGCATGGTGCATACAGTAGGACTTTGTCCTAACGGATTGAGAACGACATAGTTTCTCTTTTGAGAGTCCAAGCCTTTTTCTTTCAACTCTTTCTTGGCAGCATCATAATCCTTATACTCCGCTATTATCTGTAGTCTTTCACGCACTTTGTCATTCTGGCAACTTGTCTGATGATTGAACAATTCCATGTGTTGATGCTTTCTCACTACATTCAAATCATTCATGGATGATACATAGAAAGGAGCTTCATCAAAAGTAAACCTATGATTCAGTCTGCCTGTTCTGGACCACTCCGAAAAAAGATGACCATCTTTCTCTGGTTCACCTTGAACTCCCCTAAGGCGTTTAGTACTTTCATATTCATTTATCAAAGTTGGAGTGTTATAGGTATTTACCACCTCACCATTGCCAATCATGTTCAAGTCCCATATTGCTTCATACACCTTTACCTTGTCTTCTTCTTTGACAGTAGGGGGTATTTCCGTAATGACTTCTTGGTCATTTCTGCATCCAATGAAAACCACACGTTCTCTGTTTTGTGGTACGCCATAGTTGGATGAAAGCAACACTAATGGTTCGTTGATGTTATAGAGCCGTATTTCTTTCATCATATTCTCAAAACAATCCAATACCTTTTTATTACTCTTGAATTGTTCACGAATAAAGTCAATACATTCATCAAATGTGGATGTCAATATTTCAAGCGACTTTTTCAATGTTCGGGCATCATCCTCGCAGCCACCATCCATTTCTATAATCTTGTCCACCGCATCCAACATGTTTTCAAGAATCTTTTCGTCTGAAATTGCCTCTACGATTGCATTGTAGCTGTCCACGAAAGTATCATTGTCAATATGTGCGGATGTCTTTAACTGAATGACTTGCTTGCGTATTTCTTCACGTTGCTTCTTGTCACTTAATAACAAAATGCCATGTCTTACGGTGTTCACAGAAACATTACTCTTGCTCACACTATATGGAAGATGCTTAGTTACATTTTTGAGTTGCTGATCTAAATTGTTGAAATATGTATCATACAATTTATCCATATCTGCATTTATGTCTTCCATACACATTTTTGTGTACAGACAATCATAAAGCCATTCATTGATATAAACCTTCAGATGGTCATTGAGAAATGCCAGCAGAGTACTCATTTTGGCATCATCTACTATAGAACGGATTTCTCTTAGTATACGTTCCTTTATTCTACCCTCATCTTTGGTTAAAATACCTTTAACATTCTCCATTACGAAATACTTCGGACGAAGAGCCTTGATAACTTTCAAATAATGATAAAATAAATCATCACGTTTATCAAGTTTCTTACGTCTTCCTGCCAAACTGAATGATTGGCAACTTGGACCGCCTGTAATTACATCAATCTCTTGTCCGTGTAAACGTTCCATCAAATTCGGAAGAAACGAATCTTCCATAATGTCTTGACACAAAAAGTCTGTATCAAGTCCCAACATCTTGTTATATCTTACACGATGCGTAAGTTCACAATTCTCATTAATATCGCTTGCAAGGCGAAAATCATAGAACTTATCATCTGTATATGCCTGCATAAATCCTTCGCTGAAGCCTCCAGCACCAGCGAATAAATCGAGATAATTCACGCCTTTACGAGAGGCGAGGAATTCTTTTTTTTCAGCCATTCTTTATCTTTCAGTTGTTTTTGTTCAAAAAATCAGCCCTTACAAGTTCTGTATAATTTACATCCAGTAGCTCTGCTATTTTAAGTAAAGTTTCAAGCGAGGGCTGCGAAGTGTTTGTACACCATTTGGATATAGTGCAAGGGTCTTTCTGCAGCTGTTCCGCCAGCCACTTATTGCTGCGCTTTTTTTCTACAAGCACAACCTTTATTCTATTTATATCTTTATAATCTTCCATAATGCAACTTTTTGCAAAAATACCATTTATTTTTTTATTTTCACTGATTTTTCAAAAATAAAGTGATTTAAAAATCTATTTTATTCTTCTCAATTAAAAAAAACTGGAAACAGTATTGATATATTTATTAAAATTCTATACCTTTGTCTATATTATTAAATTTTGATTGTATGGTAGAACACATCATAAAACAAATTAGTGATGCATACGAGTTGTATAAATGTAGAAATTCGTCTGTCATGTTTAATTTTAATACTCAACACATAATGGATTTTGTGTTGAGCTTTGAATGTTGCAGCTCTATTCTAAATGATATTGCAAGACAATTTCCTGTAAATGATAAGGATTTAGAGAAATATTCCTTAACCGAATATTTTTGTTACATTCATAAATATGCTGAAAAAATAGATCAGCTTGTTGCATTTTATTATCAATGGTATTTATATGAGATGAAAACAGATAAGGATTATTGTGATCCTTTATACAATCGGTGCAGTTGGTTATGGCATAATAATGATATTTCTGATGAAAAAAAAATGTCTCTCTTTAAATCCGATTTTGTAGCCGTTTTAATTGATTTTGTAAAGGTGAAGTTACAAGATAGACATATTGTGTTGTATTTCTTAAATAGATTTAAACAAAGAGAAGAACGTTTTCATTCTTTAATCCATTATGAAAAAGATGATAAAATATTAGAAAAGGATTTACAGAAACGTTTATATCTTTATCTGTTTGACCAAGGTTTCGAACTTTACAACGAATCAGACACAGCCAATGGAAAAATGGATTTCCATCTTACTGGTAGATGTTCTTTCATTTCGGGAACAACACCATTCATTATTGAAGTGAAAGTAATGAAAAGCCAATCAAAAGCTGATGCAAAATGGCTACATCAGCTTGAAATCTATTCAAAACAAACAAACATACAGAATCGATGTCTTGTTGTCTTTACAGACCAAGATGTTGATATTATAAATAACATTGATGATACTCCTATAATTTCTGTATATATAGGAAGTTTGCCTCCATCAAAAAGAAAGAAGGAATCTATAAATATATCTCATTAGGAAAAAGCATCTCATTAGTTGTTTTCTATGTAGTATGCCTTTTCCCCACCGCCCAATCGCTCATATCTTTGCCATAAAAAAGCAAACTTATTAAAGCGAACAGTAAATCTACATGCGGTAATGATTTTTATGAGTTACCATTATAAGTTAACATAGGCTATAACAACATTAAAACATATGGAATTCAAGCAAAGTGTAAAAGAAGCCCTCGCATATTATGTATATGCTTTGGTTGACCCCAGAGACCATAAAATTTTCTATATTGGCAAGGGTAAAGACAATCGCGTATTTCAACATGCTGCAGCTACTATTGATGAAATAGAACAGGGATTAAAACTTGAAACTATCAAAGACATTATTTCTGAAGGAAAACAAGTTGAGTATTATATTCTGCGACATAATCTTGATGAGAAAGAGGCATATTTAGTTGAATCAGCTATAATTGATATGCTCACATATTATAAGTTCAATCATGATAATCAACTGACCAATATCGTAGCAGGACATCATCAATGGGATGAAGGTATCAAAAGCATTGAAGAGATTAATGCGTTGTATGATTGCCCGAAATTAGAAGTAAAGGCTGGAGTCTATATTCTCTTAGTAAGTCTTAATAGGACTTACAACCAAACACGAGCTAAGGGAATATATCAAAGGTTTAATATTTACGAAGCAACAAGAAAATATTGGGCTATTTCACCAAGACAAGCAGGACGAGTAAATTATGTACTGGGTGTTTACAAAGGTGTCGTCAGATGTGTTATTAAAGTCAAATCTTATGAATTTGTCGATAAGTCTGATGATGGAACAGTCTTTAAAAAACCTCGCTGTTGTTTCGAAGGAGAACAATGCTTGGACTCTATATATTTAAACAAAGATGTTACAGACTATCCTTTCGGTAGCGGTGGTTCAGTTAGATATATATTCTGACAAACTTTTGTCTTTTCCCCACTCACACATCGCTCATATCTTTGCCCTTAAAAAAGCAAGATATGAGCGATTTTTCATTTATTCCACCAACATCCGTTGTCACCATCCCTGGTGCCCACGCCTCCGCAGCCTTCACCGCCAAGACAAGTGAAGTCTTCAAGGAGGAGCACAACATCGCACCAATCATCATCTACGACAAGATGAAGTACATCCCGTGGGGAGGTGACAATCAGATGCCGTACAACATCATTGATCTCATCGAGTCTGACGAGACAATGAGCACTTGCCAGATGTTCAATGCCGAAGTCTGCTATGGCAGCGGACTTGTCTATGACACAGAGCTTGCCACCGCACAAGTGCAAGCGCAAGTGGATGACTTTATGCTGGACAACGACCTCGCAAGTTACTTCCTCGGCGTGTGCCAGGACTTCAAGCACTTCGGCTTTTGCGTCAGCGTGATCATCCTCAATGAGGATGCCAGTCGCATTGTCCGCATTGTCCGCAAACAGGCGTGTTACGTCCGCTTTGCTCCTGCCGACAAGTCAGGCGTGATACCTTACATCCTCTATGCCAACTGGCGTAATACGGTCAGTCCGGAGGACATCGAGCGCATTGAACTTCTCAATCCGCAGTCGCCATTCTCTGATCTGCAGAACAGAGGGAAGAAAATCAAGAAGTTCGCTGTTGTCAGCCGTATTCCTACGCCCGACAATACGTATTATCCGATACCATACTATGCAGCTCTTTTCAAAGGAAAGTGGTTCAACATCAAGCAGCTCATCGGCATTGCTAAGGAAGCGAAGCTCCGAAACTCCGCGCCCATAAAGTACCACATCGAGATTGCCAACTCGTTTTGGAACAACATCTTCAAGGTCGAGGGCATTACTGACCGTGTCAAGCAGCAGGAGCGTGTCAACGAGGAGAAGGACAACATCATCAACTTCCTCACTGGCATGGAGAACAGCGGAAAGGTACTCTTCTCTACGTTCTATGTTTCACCCAACGGCGAGGAGCAGCATGACGTGGTAATCAACAAGATCGAGACGGACAAAGAAGGTGGCGACTGGGCGACGGACATCGTCGAAGCCATCAACATGATGTGCTTCACCATGCGAGTACACTCTAATCTCGTAGGCTCGGTGCCAGGCAAGTCGCAGACCAACAACTCAGGCAGCGACAAGCGAGAACTTTACACCATCGCCCAGGCTCTACAGAAGCCTTACCACGACCTTCTCTTCTCCGTTCACCGACTGATCATCCGCTTCAACAAGTGGACTGCGGTCAAGCCGGACTGCCCATTCATCCAGCTCACCACGCTCGATGAAAATAAGGACGCAAAGCAAGTTTCACTCAATAAATCCAAAGACAATGGCAATGCTGATAAATGACAACGATACCCTAAGAAAGTATGTTCCCAACACGCTTAAAACGGTAGCTGGTGAACTATCTCTTTTTGACAAGATACAGTATCACCTATTACAGGCGGAGCAATGGCTTACCGACACTTTCGTTTCGTCCGACACAATGAGTCGCATCCGCACATACTCTGACAACACACCGCTCCTGCATTACTGCCGTATCATCACGGCTGCAGAGGCAATGCGCCACGCAGTACCACAGCTTGACCTCATCCTTACGCCTAATGGCTTTGGCATCGTCAGCAACCAGAATGTGATACCGGCATCTAAGGAGCGCATCGAGAGACTTCTTCTTTCTCTCGAAAAACAGCGCGACGATGCGCTTGCCGTTATCCTCACCATGCTTCCGGATGCTCACCATTGGACTGCATCGGAGCTGTTCAATTACTTCGCTGCCACGATGTTCCCTACACTTGACATCGTTCACCAGCTGGGCTTCGCTGACCATATCTGGCTGCGATACCAGGACACTCGTGCCAAGTTACTCGCCATTGAGCACCGCCTCGAAACGGAGTTTTTCAGTCCGGAACTCATGGACATGCTTCGCACGGCCAACGCTCTCAACAGATGGGATATGACTCTCGACACCGCTCAATACAAGCGGATGTATCAGCGCATCTCTGCCATCGAGTTCTCCATCCTCCGCATCGGTGAATATCCGATACCAAGCATCATCGACATCGTGAACAGCATACGTTTAGCCAAGGGCAACGTATTCGCTGAATGGAAACAGTCTGACACCGCCAAACTCTTTGAAGACCATGGATATAAAAATAAAAAGCAAGCAGGAGGCTACTTTTTCTAAACAAAAAAATAAGGGGTTGGCATTGCCAATCCCCTTGTCAGTTTCTTTTATAGTGCAGTATGATAGCATATAGCATATCAAGTGCACTGGCTTAATCCGTTGCAAAGATACAACGAATTTTTGAAATAACAAACTTTTTATATCTTTGTTTATCAACTAAACTATTTTTTTCTTATAACGTGTTAATGTCAAATCCTGAATTATCACAAATTATCTTCTTTACGATTTCAAATTCAACATTGTCAAACGCCCTACGCATATCGTCTACTAAATCGTGCTGACGGTTGGTTGACACCTTACCGAGGATATACTTCAGTATATAATATGCTCCGGATAGCATGGTCTTACGAGTGCCCAAATCTCCTGCAGGTCCATTACTTATTGCTACAGGAAGGTTTGTATCGTAAAGGACTTTGCCATGGGCGCAGAAATTCCTCAAACGACGAATGGTATTCATATAGTTGGAGAACTGAGTGGAAGAGCCCATACCGTATTCCATTGATATTGCATGTTTTAATCCACCGTCCTTAAGATTGTCAAACAGAGATATGACTACTCCAAAAGATAAATATTCAAGAACTTTCCATGCAGGAGCGTGGCTTCTGGAATATCTGTTCAAGTCTTGTTTTACAATCGTTTCTATATTTGCATCACGAATAGCATCTTGAAAGGCTTTACTATTCAAGAAACTCTTCTCAACATATTTGCTGTTAACATACCAAAAAGGATCCTCCTTATACTTGTTTGAAGCCATATAAATCAACTTCGTTCTGAAGTTTATTTCTACACGACTTATGTAACGGAGAAAAGAATTACGCAAATCAAAGTCAAAATAATACAACTGAATTGCATAGTCAATCTTCGTTCCATCTTTAAATATATGGTCTCTTTTTTGTTTACGTGGGTATGATTTCTCAAAAGGAAACCAGTAAAAACCTAATCGGAAATATCCTATATCCAACAGGTTTTCTTTGGCCTTCTCTATGTCCTCTATCACCATTCCTCTCTCAACAAGTTTGGTGATTTGTTCTTCTATATTAGTGGCAAACTTTAAGTTCTGATTCATAATCTGCAAAATTACTGCTTAAAATCCAAAGTGCCAATATAATGACAAAAAATCCATTGTTTATATATACTATTTGTCATTTTTGTCTTTCTCGAATTACTAATCAGATGTTATTTTTGTGCCATGATACACACATTTAACTTATCAGTCCCCAAAGATTGGCAGTCACTATCTGACAGCCAACTCCAGTATTTCTTCACGCTGCTCTCGCATGATATGCCAATGGAAGAAATACTCACTCTCTGTCTGTTCAAATGGGCAGACCTAAGAGTGTTGTGCAAGACGCATGACGGCAGCTATCTCGTAAAGCAACGCCAAGCGCCCAAGCATGAAACAACGCTGACCATCAGACAAGTGCAAGCAGCCACGGCTTCATTGGACTTCTTACGGCAATTCGCTCCATTGCCAGTTCGTATCTCCAAAATAGAAAGAGCAGCTGCCATCGAAGCCGACTTCCAGGGCGTGCCGTTCTCGACGTTCATCTCTGCCGACAACTACTATCAGGGTTTTCTCTACACCAAGAACCAGGCCTTATTGAAAGACCTCGTCACGCTTCTGTACCCAAAGGTCAAGAAGTCGCAGCTCACAACACCGCTTTTGCTCAACGCCTTCTATTGGTTCTCGTCGCTGAAGCAATACTTCTCCCGACTGTTTCCGCATTTCCTGCAGCCGATATCCAGTTCTTCTGAAGACCTACTGGGCTACGCACCGCCCATCGGCGATGTGCTACGGACTGCCATGAATGCACAGATCCGTGCGCTTACCGGAGGTGACATCACTAAAGAGGAAGCGGTGCTCTCTATGGACACATGGCGAGCACTCACAGAACTCGATGCCAAAGCGAAAGAAGTTGAAGACATCAAACGACAAACGAAATGACAGACAATAACATCAATTGGGATGCCACAGCTTTCTTCGCATCCCTCACCGAAAAGAATAAGTTCGCAAAGGCTCACGACTTCGTCTTTGCCAGGGTCTCCGGACTCGACGGCTTCGAGGAAGTCCTGCAGCAGCTGCAGTCCGCCACCGCCATTGTCGCCGTCAGCGACATCAGCCAGGGCTACATCGAGGTGAACAACAGTCCGCACACTCGAAGAGTGAAGACGGTCTTCCTCGCCATGCGCCATGCCATTGATGACATGGCTGCACGCCAGCAGTGCATGGACACCATGCGCGAGCTGTTCCGCCAGTTTATGAGCAAGCTCATCCTCGAAAAGACGAAGCAGGAGCAGCATAATATCTATCTCGACTCTCGCATCTCCTTTCAGGAAATCGACCAGTACTTCTTCTCTGGCTGCGCCTGTGCTTTCTTCCAAATAGCCGTTGACACTTATACCGATTTACGTTATGACCCTACAGAATGGCAATGACCCACAACTGCAAGAACGTGAGAAGTTCGTTCTTGCCTTCAACGACACGATGCTCAAAATATGGCGTGAGCAAATGACTCTCCTCGGTGTAATCGACACCGGACGTTTGCTTCACAGCCCCAAGTCCCTACCCGTAAGAGCGGACGGACGGTTTATCGAGCTCGGACTGTCACAGTCCTTCCTCGAATATGGCCTTTGGCAGAACTTCGGTACGGGTAAAGAGATTCCAAGAGGTAATCATGGCGACATCGGACGTGAACGCAAGCGCAAAAAGAAACCCTGGTTCAGCCGTAAGTACTACGCTTCCGTCATGAACCTCCGTGACTTCCTCTCCGACAATATCGCTCACGAGTTCGTCGGTGTCGTCGCCCAGGCTCTTGACGACAAGTATGTGCGCTATAATCACTAACAATGTCTTTTCTCCATCTAAAAGTCAGCCATACCTTTGCTAAAAACAAGCAAAAGTATGGCTGACATTTCATCTATCACATCTCTCATTACCTCATTCCGCAGCGAGACGCGCGAAGAGGCTATAACGCCCGAAGTTCTGGGCGCATTGTTGCAGAAAATCGCTGACCTTTTGGGAAAAGCTGCTCTGCAGACGGACATGAGTCGCCTTGATAATTGGCGCTCGGATCTTGCACGCATCGGCTATGTGCTGACATCGCTCACCATCGGTTCGGACGACCGCAATAACGTGTATTTCACATTGGGAAAGGCGAACCTCTCTACTGGAATCAATCAAATTGCAAACAATTCCATTCTCATCCGCCAAGCCACTACCGAGCGTGCCGGTGTCATGCGTGCGCAGCAGGTGCAGGACTTGAACAAGTGCAAGTCCGAGCTGTCTTCATGCATTGCTTCTATGAATAAGGTGCAGGAGGCTCTTGTGAATTTTCAAAAGGCTACTCAGAGTCTGAGCCTGCGCATTTCAAAGAACAACATTGAAATCGGAAACAACGCTGAAAGCATACAAGTTCTTCAATCTGACCTCAAATCAGTTGCGTCGCAGATAAAATCGTTGCAGACTGACATTCAGAAGTTTGCCACGATGAAGCAAGCTACGCAGATGCACATTGAATGTATCATCACTGACAGTACTCCTGTGATACAGGATGCCTACCGTTATATCCGGCAAGGGCTTACACCGGTCATTTTCCGACACTCGGTGCGTACAAGTCGCAAGCAGGAGGATGAAAACGGTGTGCGTGAGTATCTTCCACGGCGACGTGGCTGGAACCGCTTTTATGACGACCGAAAGATTAGTGTGAATAATGGCGACGAGATTTCTTTCCGACTGGATAAGGAGGGCGACCCGGACAATGGCAAGTATTTTACGAAGCCTAATGTGTTGTTCAGCGACTGCCGTGCTATCATCGACCCCGAAACGCAACAGCTTTTGGAAGTCCGCATTTACTTTGGCAAACGCTCATTTAACATTCTCGGTATCAACCGACATTTCCGCTTCGCCATCGGATTTTACAAGAAGTCTAAAGATTACGGTCCGTTCCAGTTCGGAGAACTCCGAACTAACCTCGCTGAGTTCAAGGTAATTGCAAGAGCTGATAGAGTTGATGGTAGCAACAATTACAAACTCACCTTCAATTTCAGTATGTAAACGAAAAGAGCCATGGTTTCTCCGCAAGGAGGCCACCACAGCTCGGATGCAAAATGGTGTTCGCGACACCACGCTGCCAAAGAGCAATGGTCCAATCGACCACAACTCAATCGCAAAGATAACCACATCATATTAACTCTCAAAAGACAATTCATTATGACAAAAGAAACTAAGGAAAACGTGCAGATTGTATCTGCCATAGCTATGCTCATCGGTGGATTTCTCCTCGCTGTCGCAGGATTCATCGTACCGCCCACCGGACAGATTCACGAGTCTGTTCTGGGTGTATTCGCAGAGTGTCTTATCTACGCCGGGTCTATCTTCGGTGTCACTATCTACATACAGACTAAGTATGCAGAACTACGCTCGTACCTCGACGACAAGCTGAAACGGAAGGAGGAGAAGAATGCGCAAGATTGACCTCATCATCATCCATTGCTCTGCCACGCCTGAAGGCAAGGACTTCACCACGGCAGACATCGACCGCTGGCACCGGCAGCGAGGCTTTGCCTCCATCGGATATCACTTCGTCATCTACCGCGACGGCTCTGTGCATCATGGCAGACCGCTCGCACAAGTGGGAGCGCACTGCCAAGGGCACAACGCCCATTCCATAGGCATCTGCTATATCGGTGGTTTGACCGCCGACGGCAAACACCCTAAGGATTCTCGCACGGAAGAGCAGAAGTCCGCATTGGTGGCACTTCTTCGCAAGCTCCGGGTGCAGTTCCCCAATGCCAAAATACGAGGACATCGCGACTTCGCTGCCAAAGCGTGCCCATCATTCGATGCCACGGCAGAGTATACAAACATCTAAACCCTACGATATGAAACATATCCTAATCCTTATTCTTTGTGCATTTGTACTGTCGTGCAAGAGCACAAAGACAGCATCATCATCCAATGAAAGTGAGCGAAACGCCGTTTCGCAAGCTCAATGGCGATCCGCTCAGAATCTTTCATTCAGTTCTCTACAGCGCCTCACCGCCATTTCATTCGATAGCTGCGTCTTCACATTCGGGGGTGTCGACACGTCGGCAACCCCTCAATGTTCCGACTTCAGCTATCCATCGGGCAAGCCCCTGTCCAATGACAAGGCAAAGCCTCCATCTTATCACGGCAAGCCTTCAGCTATAAGTCACGGCAAGCCGTCTTCTCTCAAACTCTACGGACTTCACCTTTCCCGAGAGGAAAAGGAGGAGTCCGCAGCTGCACAGCAGGTAGAAGACAGCATCGCAATAGCGAAGCAGTCTTCATCCGACAAGTCGCAGGAAATTATCAAGTCAAGGTCTTCAGTTCCCTTCACGGCAAAGTTCGCTATTGCCGTTCTGATATTGATAACGGCAGTAGCCGTCATTTTCTTTATCCGTCGCTATCTCGCCGGCAGACGACGACATTTCGGTCACAGGCTCCCGAATTCATTACCTGGCAGCTCCGGCGGTGCATTGTTCGGTGGCGAGGACAAGCCATTGCATGGCTAAGTGAAATTGTGGGGTGTTCCATTGCGTTCCGTCGCTTTGGGCTTCTGTTGCAAAATAAGTATGCCACTTCCCTGATCCGTACCATGTCTCTTTTTCTCGGATGTGAGGAGGACAAATCGCCTGAAGTCGAATAGTCCTCCATATATTCGAGAAAAGTGCAAGCACACAAGTCACGGTACGGGGTAAGCAACATACACATTTCTCCACGTCAGCCCAAAGCCCCTCCACTTCATTACACGCCCCACAATTTCACGGCTACGCCAGTCCTCGCCACCGAACAATGCACCACCTACGCACATGATTGACGCATCACCCAGCCAAGCAACGCTTGCAGCGAGCTTGTCTGACCTCCTCGTCAATCATCAACACGCAAGCGTCATCTGTTTTTTCACATCGAAGATGTCTATCTATCATCATCAAAGGTGAAAAGTGTTGCACACCCTTCACCTTTCTTAATAGGTACGGACACACGCTCCATTGCATTGCGCATAAGTCCGTGCAGCTTCGCTCTATTGTTTATCATTTCGCTGCGCTCAATCTTCTCTTCTTCAGCCGAAAGGCAGTGGCTCTCCACTCCAGTAGCCGTCCGTTATGCGCCACCTCCTTTCGTCCACTGTTGCGAAAGGATATAGCGCTACATTCCATTACGTTATCATTCCGGAGTTTCTCTATGACTCTGCGAACCATGGAGAAGTCCTACATTACCACTTCATTACATTCCACTTCATACCCATTCGCTTCGGGTAAGGCAGAGCCTTCTGTTTCCTATAAGGCGATGCCTTCTTTGTTTGGTAAAGATGCGCTTTCTATTGTCTGTCAATGCGAGAAAGCCGTCTGACTAATGGCAATCAAGATTGCTATAAGTCTGACAGCACTCTCGCTTATTCAAATAGGTATGGCAGAGGTATGGGATAGAAAAGGTAGTGCGCCTAATGTCGGGCAAGACCGACAGGCGCATTACCTTTTTATCCCTCACCACTGCCGCATTACCGCCCGATGGGTCGGGCGTGGCGTGTCGCTCGCTTGGTGTTGTGGACGGTGGTTCAGTAGCACGAAAGAGTGCAGTATAAAGCCGAAACCTTCGCTTTTTCTCGCTTATATCGCCACATCCGCAAGCCATTGATGCCCATCCGATACCCAATAGCCTTTTGTGGTACGGCAAGACCCTCGGTTTGCTCGGCTTGGAGGCTTAAAGTGCCAAAAATAGAGCGTTTGACGCATCCGAAACCCTATATCGTGCCGAAACTTGGTGCTTTGCCGAAACCTTTTGCTTGTTTCAGCCTTATTTGTTCAAGTCGGAACCCTCGTTTTTCGTGGAACTTGGAGCGGTTGTGCATCAGCGTGAAACCTCGGCTCACTTTTGTCATCAGCGAAACTTGCAAGCCTTTTTCGTCACTTTCTGCCTTTTCGCCTTTTGGCGCAACTAAGGCGGTTTTGCGTGTGCGAGAAACTAAATATTGACATTTGTTTACATATTCCGCAAAGGTCGGGCAGTCGTAGCCGTCAGCAAGGACAGGGCGGTCGGGGGGTCTTTATCAAGACGGGTTAAGGGAAAATCCCTTAACAATCCCTTAACGGCTTGATACACAAGCCTTTCGTTTTTCTATCGCTTAAATTTCGTCGGTTTTTGTCGGCGCCAGCGTGCCTAAATCGGGCGAAACTGCCTTATTTCTCGTCTTTTGAGTGGTGTTTGAGCGGTGTTATTTTTGCGTATCATTAAACCAATAAAATTGAAAGACGTATGTCGAATATAAACACCAATGCGACCGTTACGCTCACTGTAAACGGGAAACAGGCGGAAGATATGCTCCTGAAACTGAAATCTCAGGCTGCAAACCTCGAAAAAGCCATTGAAAAAGCGGCAGCAGCAGGAAACAAACAGCAACTCACGAAGCTAAAGCGTGAACTGAAGGAAACCAATCGCCAAATCTCGCAGATTGAAAATGCTGCAAAAGGGGTCGAGCATGTTCTGCAACGACTCGATGAAACTTCGCCTAAGGAACTGAACCGCACATTGTCACAGCTGAAGCGTAACCTTAATGGGCTTGAACGTGGAAGCGAAGAGTGGAACAGACAATGTGAGGCGATAAAGCGTGTAAAGGCGGAGATTGCCAAAGTGAACTCGCAACTGCGAGAGAATGAGAGCCTGTGGGAATGGATGAACCGAAAGCTGAACGACTGGCAGACAGCTCTTGCCGGCATTGCTGCTGCCATCACGGGTATCATCATGGCTGGACGCTCGGCGGTGAACGCTTTTGCGGATATGGACCAGGAGATGGCGAATGTGCGCAAGTTTACCGGAATGAACGCTTCGGAGGTGGAGCAGCTGAATGAGGACTTCCAGAAGATTGACACCAGAACGGGGCGTGAGGAATTGAATAAGTTGGCGCAGGAAGCGGGTCGATTGGGCAAAACATCGCAGGAGGATGTCTTGGGATTCGTGAAAGCTGCCGACCAAATCAATGTGGCTTTGGACGACCTCGGTGATGGTGCTACGCTTACATTGAGTAAACTTACCAACATCTTCGGTGACGAGGAACGCCTCGGCACGGAGAAGGCTCTGCTTGCCGTGGGTTCTGTGATTAATGAGTTGTCGCAGAACTGCACGGCTTCGGCTCCTTATCTCGCCAACTTCACACAGCGCATGGCTGGCGTGGGTGCCCAGGCGAAGATGACTATCTCGGAAATCATGGGCTTCGCTGCGGTGCTGGATAGCCAGGGACAGGCGGTGGAGATGTCGGCAACTGCTGTTTCAAAAGTCATTATGGATATGTTCAAGGAGAACGACAAGATAATAAAGGCTACGGGACTTAATGCGAAGGAGTTTAACGAAACGCTGAAGAAGAGTACTAACGAGGGTCTTCTTATGTTGCTGGATCGTCTTCACGAACTCGGCAACATCGACGTACTGGCACCTGTCTTCAAGGATATGGGCGAGAACGGTGCTCGTGCTGCGCAGGTGATTTCGGCTCTTGCTGGCAACCTCGATATGGTGCGGTGGGAGCAGGAGGAAGCTACTAAGGCGTTTGCGGAGGGTACGTCTGTCACAAATGAGTTCAATGTGCAGAACACGACGGTGCAAGCAGGACTTGACAAGGCTCGCAAGGGTGTGACGGAGATGGCGGTGGCACTCGGTGAACAGCTGCAGCCGATAATGAAGCATGTCATATCTTCCACCACGTTGTTGTTGAAGTTTATGTCTACTTCTATCACGTTTATCAAGGAGAACGCTTTTACTTTGGCTTCGCTGACAGCTGCTTTCATTGCCTATAAGATTGCGGTGAACGCTTCGAACATTGCTTTCAAGGCGCATTATGCGTGGCTTGTTATTTCCAAGGCTGCGACTACGGCATACAAGACTACGGTCGCCACATTGCACGCTGCACACCTTTTGTTGCAGATGGGTCTCGCCAAATTGCAGGGCAACTGGGTACGTCAGTCATGGCTGATGTCGGACCTCAAAAAGCAGGGTGCCCTGCTCGCATCGGGCTATGGTGCGATAGCAGCCGGAGCCATTGCTCTCGGTGCGGTTCTGTATAAGTTATACAAGAAGATGACGGAAGTGTCGCAAGCAGAAAAGGATTTGCAGGAGATACGCAAGCGTGGGCAGGAGGGCATTATCGACGAGAAGAACAAGATTGATGCTCTTATTGCGGTGGCTCGCGATGAAACGCAGTCGCTGAAGGACAGACACACGGCGATTGATGCGCTCAACAAGATTATTCCGAACTATAATGCCCAGTTGGATGATACCACGGGCAAGTATAAGGAGAACAAGAAAGCTCTTGATGATTACTTGAAGTCGTTGACTCGCAAGTATGAGATTGAGGGTGCCAAGGATAAGTTGCGTGATATCGGAAAGCAGCGTGTCGACCTTAATCTGGAAAAGCAGAGGCAGGAGCGTGTCGTTGCCATGGATGAGATGGAGGCAAGGACGGAAACGGTTATGCCTGGTCAAGAGGGAAAGGTGGTGCAGTTGGGTGTCAACTCGTTGCGTGCCTCGAACAGACGTGCGCTTGCCAAGACGAAGGAGGACCTGGCGGAGCTTGACCAGCGTGAGGCGAACATCTTAGGCATATATGGCGAAGACATCAAGAAGGAGGCACTCAATGACGCGAAGAAAGAACAGAAGCAGGAACAGCAGACGAAGAACCCTCCATACACGCCTCCTAAGACGGACAAGAAGACGAAGACGGAGGATGTGCTGAAACCGCAAAAGGACTGGAAGACCAGGGAGCAGGCTCTCAACCGTATTGCGTATGCCAAAGGTGAGAAGGTCTTCGAGGAGTACACGAACCGTATGACAGAGATTGATATTGAGTACAATCAGAAGGTTATGGCTAATGGCAAAGCTACGAGTGAACAGAAGCTGGAAGCGGAAGCATCATACTATGAGGCGAAGAAGAAACTCGCTGATGACAAGAACACGCAATCGGCTAAGCAGGAGAACGACTACTATAATGAGCTTGTTGCCACGGAGAAGCAGCGGTATATTGATGGTAAGGTGGATCAAAAAACGTTTGATGATGCGCTTGAACTCATGGAGTTGGAGCATCTGCGTCGTTTGACGAAGGTCTACACGGATGGTTCTAAGGAACAGCTGCAAGCGCAGAAGAATTATCAGAATAAGCTCGTTGAAAACCAAAAGCGTAATCAGAAGACCGTCGAGGACAACGAGAAGAAGCATCAGAAGGAGCTTGCCAAAATCAAAGAGGACTACTTCGGGGATAACAAGTCGGAGAAGAAAGAAAAGTATGATAAGGACTCTTCCGCTTTGGATGAAGTATATGCCCAAGAGATAAAAGCTGCTGGTGACGATGCCCAAGAGAAGTTGCGTATCGAGGAAGCGTATCAAAAGGCTAAGGTGGCACTGGCGAAGAAGTACGGCCAGGAGTATAACGACACGAGTAAGAACTTCCTGCAGAACATGACGGATGACATCACGGAGTGGCTGAACTCGGACCTCGGACAGGCGGTGCAAGGGTCTTTTGACACGCTAACGTCGGGCATGTCTTCAATATTTTCGGGCATGACTTCGCTCATTCAGGCGGAGCTGGAGATTCAGACTGCTGCCATCGAGAAGCGGTATGACAAGGAGATATCGCAAGCGGAGGGTAACAACTACAAGGTGAAGAAGCTCGAGGAGCAGAAGCAGAAGGAGCTGGCAAAGAAAAAGAACGAGGCGAACAAAAAGATGTTTGCCATGCAGGTAATTCAAGCGGTGGCGCAGACAGCACAGAACGCCATCTCGGCGTATGGCTCGGCAGCGGCAATTCCGCTTGTGGGTTATATCCTGGCACCAGTGGCTGCTGCAATGGCGGTGGCAGCTGGAGCTATTCAGATTGCTGCGATCAAAAAGCAGCAGCAAGCGAGTGAAAGCCAGGGCTATGCCAAGGGTGGCTTCACTCCGAAAGGCTCCAAGTTCCAAGAAGTGGGCGTGGTTCATGCCGGGGAATGGGTGGCGTCGCAGGAGATGCTTGCCAACCCGGTTGCGCGTCCTATCATCAACGCCCTGGACTATGCGCAGCGGACTAACACCATCGGATCCTTACGAGCCGATGATGTGAGTCGGACTATTGCGCCAGTAGCATATAGCACGCCACAACAGCAACAGCCTATCATCGTGCAGCAGCAGTCGGACGGACTGGCTACAGCTGCAATCGTGCAGAACACAAAGGCTATGCAGAGTTATGCTGATACGATGAAACAGTTGGAGAAGCGATTGAGCGAGCCTTTTGTCACGGTGAACACGGTCACGGGTGACACTGGCATCAAGCAGGCGCAGGACGAGTATGACATACTAATCCGTAACAAGACACCAAAGAGTAGGAGAAAGTGAGTAACCTCTGGTTAATGGTGAGCCTCGCCAATTGTCATTACATACATAGCAATAAATAAGAATATTAGGAGCAAAATCCATGTGGCAAGCGATATGTATGATAAAGTGGCAAGTGTTCGTCTTGCAGACTTACCTTTCACATATCTACTTAAAATATACAGTACGACACTACTTGCAATAAGAAATATGAGCAAGTGTGGAAAATCGAAATTCCAATAGTCAATAAAGACAAGACTTGCAACAAAAAGTGTCAAACTTGCGAATATTATAATTAGTGTATGTTTCATTTTGCGAAAGTACGTTTTTTTTATAAGTGATTGAGAATGAGATAAGTTTTTATCTCATAAAAAGAAGAGGTTACGAATTAGAAATAAACAGAATGTAGTATCCTGCTGTGATTTGCATAACCATCCAAAGAACTCTTTCGGTTGCAAAGGTACGATATTTAATCGGGGATAAAGAATGTTTTAAGATTTTTTATCCT